TCATGCTGCTTATAACGGAAGTGGTACTCAGGGTCTCGCCGTTACTAACAAGATTCAGGATCAGGAAGGCGACGTAATGTCGGTCTTCTGGAACAAGAATGACACTACTCGCCAGCTACTTCACGGCGCTGCGTTCATTGATATTCCCACGAGTGGTAACGGTGGTACCACTTCATACGGGGGTAATCAAATCTTCACGGTAAACAATGATATTGATGCTATTGGCGATATGTACCTACACATCTCGGCGACCTCGGCTGCAACTTTTCACCTAAAAGGTTCTCTAGCTGCTATCATTAAGCGCGTTGAATTTCATGTAGGTACTCAGATTTGGCACACTTTAGAGAAAGAGGACATTCAGGCAATAAATATGTCTGAGATGCCTGAGGGTGTCTTCGGCGCTTATCACCGCTCCACTTATGGAAGCTACGATAAGAATGGCGCTAAGAACAAGGCTGCATGGGGTATTAAAACGCCTCTCGCAAATGGAGCATCAGGCGTAATCAAAATTCCCACTATTTCTCGTCAGGTTGGTCCAACCATGTCGAAGTTCACCAATGTAGTTGAGAATGCTTATCTAGTTGCGGCCGCGCCTCACCAGACTGTTAAGGTCAAGGTATACCTCGAGAACCAAGACTATGTCAAGAGAAATGTTTTTACTGCCGCCGCCAACGGCGGGACTTCAATCTCAACCCCGCCCACATTAGAGTTGAAACTTTTCGGTAAACACATCATTATGTGCAATGAAGAACGTGAACAAATGAAGTCGATGCCCCAGGGTCTTCCAAAGCGTATTAAGATGTCACAGAATGTTACTCATGTAGTTGATAACCATTCGACAGAGGCGTTTACAGTCGATCTTGATCATTTTTCTCTTTATGCGTCGCATTTACTTATAACCGTTATTGGGGGGAAAAGTGCCTCTGCGACGGGCGCGGATACCACTTCTAATAGTTTAACATTAGATGAAGTTGAACTTAAATTGAATTCTTCTTCGTATTCTGGCACTCTAAAAGGTTCTCTTTTAACCGCGTCTGCTTCTGATATGTTAGGTTTGTATCAGAATACGCAGCCATATTACGATACCGCAGAGAACCCAACCGGTCAATACAGAACCTATGTATTCCCATTAGCATCCCAGGCATTCTCTGGTTCGGCTGTTCCATTTAACCGTTTTGACAACATTCGTCTAACCATGACATTGTCTACAGACAAGCAGATCGATAAAACCACCGATACCGCCAGGGTCGCTAACCGTGTTGTTGTAACCTGTGTTGGTGAGACGACCGCTCTTTACAAGGGTGGAGCTGCTTCGCTTGCTATGTATTAAATAAATGTAAATTAAATAAATATAATGTATAAAGAACTAATTTTAATTTTATTACGTATTAAATTTAAAATTATTTTCTTTTATATATTTAAATAAATACAATATGTCTGGAGCTGTAGCCGCTCATGCTGCTTATAACGGAAGTGGTACTCAGGGTCTCGCCGTTACTAACAAGATTCAGGATCAGGAAGGCGACGTAATGTCGGTCTTCTGGAACAAGAACGATACTACTCGCCAGCTACTTCACGGTTCTACTATTCTAGAGGTTCCAGCCAGTGGTGGTTCAGGTAACGTATCGAACTGGAATAGCACTCAGATTTTTGACATCAATAACGACATCGATTGCCTTGGAGATATGTATCTTGAAATTTCTCTTGACGGTTCTAATATCGAATCATATGATGGGCTCGATAAATTTCATTTCCAACCTCAAATTATCGCTAGTTTCATTCAGCGCGTTGAATTTCAGGTAGGTACTCAGATCTGGCAAACTCTTGAAAATCAGGACATCATGGCTCTTGCCGCGACTGAAATGTCCGAAGGTGTATACCGCGAATTCTGTAATCAGGTTTCTGGTAGATTTTTAATGGATGGTACTAATCTTAAAACTCAGTTTGCTAATTCATATTTTAGTGACGCCGCTGTTGATCCGAATGACGCTACACAGTACAGGGATAGGGTTGCTTACGTTCCTCTTAAGATGTTCACAAAGAGTATTGCGCCGGAACTACAGCACTACAGCGAAAAGGTCGAGGGTGGTTACCTAATGGCTGCCGCCCCAAATCAACAGGTTAAAATTAAGGTTTTTATGGGTGACCGACCCAGCTACACTGGTCCCGGAAACGTAACCAACCTGTTAGCAGATCCGAAATTGGATCTCAATGTACGTCTATACGCTAAGAATATTGTTATGTGCAATGAAGAACGTGAGCAGATGAAGGCTATGCCCATGGGCATTCCTAAGCGTATCAAGACTACACAGAATGCCTCCGCTAATGTCTCACCCAAGGCTGGTGTACAGGTTATTGACATTGATCACTTTTCTCTTTATGCTTCGCATCTACTAATCACTTTCCCAAAGAGCTTGTACAAAGACCTCTCCACCGTAGAACTCCTTCTTAACTCGAGTTCGTTCTCGGGTGAGCTTCCAATCTCTCTACTTGAGATTATTTCCTCTTCGATGAACTTGTATAATAACAACTACATCGTAAACGGTGATGACATCGATGAATTTGATACTATTGTATTTCCTCTTGCTTCCCGGGCTTACTCGGGTTCGGCTGTTCCACTTAACCGTTTTGACAACATCCGTCTAAAGATTCGTCTTCCCTCCGATGGCCTCACCGGTCAATTTAATGTAACCTGTGTTGGTGAGACGACCGCTCTTTACAAGGGTGGAGCTGCTTCGCTTGCTATGTATTAAATAAATGTAAATTAAATAAATATAATGTATAAAGAACTAATTTTAATTTTATTACGTATTAAATTTAAAATTATTTTCTTTTATATATTTAAATAAATACAATATGTCTGGAGCTGTAGCCGCTCATGCTGCTTATAACGGAAGTGGTACTCAGGGTCTCGCCGTTACTAACAAGATTCAGGATCAGGAAGGCGACGTAATGTCGGTCTTCTGGAACAAGAACGATACTACTCGCCAGCTACTTCACGGTTCTACTATTCTAGAGGTTCCAGCCAGTGGTAATAATGGAAACGTTGACTTTGGCGGTTCTAAGATTTTCACTATTAACAATGACATTGACTGCCTTGGAGAATTATATCTTAATATGAAAGTTACTATTGAGAATAACTTTACAAGCAATAGAACTGGATTTTTTGAAAACAGTGGCAAACACACCGCCGGCCAGGTTGCACCCTTCGGCGCCACCGCCAATAATTCGTCGGTCGGTACCACCACCGGCGCGGGGTACAAGATTGGCGACGTGATTACTATTGCGGCGGCATCCGCCACGGGGAACAGGGACGCAAAATTATTAGTTACCGAAATAGGCACCGGCGGCACCGTAACTTCTTTTGTGGTCACTGACCCAGGTGTGGGTGTGGTGGGCGGCACCAACAAAGCAACGACAACTACTGCCACCGGCGTCACCACCACGGCCACGATCGATGTCGTACTTACAACAGCCAACACCACAGGTTTGACATTTTCCGCAGACACTCCGTCGCTAAAGTTCAAATTAGGCGCTCTAACAAATATCATAGAACGCATCGAGTATCAGGTTGGTACTCAGATTTGGCAGACTCTAGAAAAAGACGACGTCCGCGTAGTATACAACACTGAGATGTCTGAGGCTGCTTACAACACTGTTTCTAGAAGAGGCCGCCCGGCTACCCAATCGTCGTCGGTCTACGACACTTTGGACTCGGACACGAATTGGTCCGGTAATGGTCAGGACCTAGATGTTACATTTATTATTCCCGCATTAACAAAAACTCTCGCGCCTCAATTAGAGACTTTTAGTAATGTATCAGAGAGTGGTTATCCACTTGCGGCTGCTCCTCACCAGTCCGTTAAGGTTAAGATTTACCTTGCGAACAGGGGTGATATAAGCTTTAAAATTCCGGCTGGCATCACGGTTTCGCAAGGTACTAAAGAACCTTTTGCGGTGGAAAATTCGCAATATCTCTCCGATATTTCTTACACGTCGATTTATTCTGGAACCTCGGCCGCGCAAGAGGTTTCCCTTGGTCCCGCTCCAATTTCGCTAAAGTCTATTAAGCTTTATGCTAAGCACATGATCATGTGCAACGAGGAACGCGAGCAGATGAAGGCGATGCCCCTGGGTCTTCCAAAGCGTCTTAAGATGACCCAGAACGCTTTGATTACCGATGTATCAAATGTTCAGCAGAAGACCATTGACCTTGATCACTTCTCGCTATATGCTTCGCACCTCATTATCTCGGGCAACCTTGGTAAGGACATCTACATTAAGAGCGCTGAACTCAAGCTGAACTCGTCTTCGTTCTCCGGAGTTCTACCTGCTCAGATGCTAGATTACGCCGCTGCTTCTTCGCTTGGTCTATACGTCAATCGTAACATAGAGGACGATCAGTCAGAGGCACTCGACGGCGTAGGTATTCTTGTATTTCCTCTTTCAAGCTCTGCTTATTCGGGGTCATCGGTTCCTTTCAACCGTTTCGACAGTATTCGTCTATCCCTAACTTTTACGGGGGCACCACCATCTGATGTTAACCCATACATTAGCATCACTTGTGTCGGTGAGACCACTGCTCTATTCAAGGGTGGCGCGGCTTCGCTTGCAATGTACTAAATTAAGTAATGCGTGTAATTTAATTTGAATGTGTAATTTGAATGTGTAATTTAAATGTGTAAATTATGTTGTATGTGTTAAATAATATAAATAATTATATTTTACTTATATTAATTAACACCATGGGAAGAGGAGCTCACGCTGCTCACGCCGCTTATAACGGAAGTGGTACACAAGGTATATCTGTTACAAATGAAATAAATGAAAATGAAGAAATACATTCTGTTTTCATAACAGAAAATGATACTACTAAACAATTTTTACACGGACATAACATTTCAGAGATGACTTGTGCGGGTAAAACAGAAGGTATAACATCTGATAGGTATAAGATTTTCACTCCAGATGAAGATAGTGATATGCTAGGAGACGTCTATTTGAATTTTGAAATGGATTCCGAGATATCAGATTTTGAGTTTGTTGACATGGCACAATCGACTGAATATAAGCTTCAAGACTTGCCAGTTGACAGTCTTAAAACATTTTTTATCGCAGGCGGGTCTGAAATTAAATCGATGGAATTAGATTTAACTACTCGCGAAGTACCTCAAGTAGAAACCACGGGTTTGAATATGCCTACCGTCAATAAAATTAAAACCTTTAAAACTTCGAGTCCGTATTATGCCTTACAAGTTGCTGTAGGTACAGGATATCTTAATTTAGCATGGAGGTACTTTGGTAAACCTTACCTGGTAGGACCCTTTCCAAGTCAGTTCTTACCTTGGAATTATATGCGTATTCCACAATTTAGCGAAATTAATGATATTATTTACGACCCTTTGTTTAAAGGAGAAAGTGATACGGACGGTTCTATAATATTCGGTGGTTATCTTCGAGAAGTTCTACAAGGAACTAGATCTGGAATTTATTTTATTAGAATTTCTGATCTTATATTATTTGAACGAGGTTTGATCCCGGTGCCAGCAGATTGGCGCCTTGATATAGTACAAGAACTAGTTATACCCGAGAGCGACGCACTTGAAAATGAATTAACTAATTATACGCATTATATAACAGTAAATACATTAACTTATTTGCCAGGTTCCGGATTTATTGCTTCTGGAAGAAAATATTTAGAAGAAAACGAACTGAGTGTTATTGTACCTGAATACCCATCCGGTGATGTAGATTTTTCGAATGCGAACGCACAAACTTCTAAAATATTTAGAAATGATACACAAAATTATAGTAAATATATCACAGATGACCTTGTTTTTGAGTTAATACATGACAGCATCGAGAGTCGCCAAAAATTAACATCCGATCCAGATGTTACTTCAATTTTAAATGTAGACGTAAACGGAATATCAAAAACTGTTTTATCTTGTGGATCTAGGTATAATACATTATTGGGTTTAGATAAAGATGGTTTAATAATAAAAAGTTATGACAACGGTAAAACGTGGGAGTACTCTAATTTCTACTATGGATCGGAATTTTCTCGGAGAAACAGCGAAGCAGGGGGGCAAGTACACTCCATCTCTATTACAAATCCCGGTGATGGTTATATGGTTAATGAGGTGGTAATATTCGAACAAGATGGGGCGACCGGTGGTAAAGGAATTGTCACTGGGGCAAACCCGCAAGAGCTAAATGTGTCATATGGGGGACTTTTAACCGTGTCTGTTACAGATGGTGGTTTTGGTTATAGTCCAGATGTTGTAACTATTAAACGCGCTTTCGGCGACCAAAACGGCAACGCAATTGGCACTGTCGTAATAAAAGGGCATATAGATTCAATCACCACGTTTAAAAATTCTGGTTCTGGATATGAATATGATGATCTAGTAACATTCAGACAAAATGGGGAGACCGGTGGGAAAGGCTATATCACTGGTGTAGACGGCGCTGGGGGTATCGTCAGTTTGGTTTCGATTGGAGGCGGTAGTTACGTACGAGGCGAGGATGTCGATATTATACGCGAGCGAGACAATGCCGGTGATGCAATAGGTGTTGTTGATGAAGTAGCTTTCAAAAGAATATCTGCCGCGTATGATTACGAAAAAAAAAAGGGAAAGACCTTTGATAAGGGACTTTACTATGATTCCACCCAAGACCCAGATTTCACTTACTTTATGCCAGTAGTTTCACAACTTCATACAAATAACACTGGTGTATGGACGGCTATAGGTCAACAAGGAATACAACATGAGTCCAGGGTTGGAAAAAATAGATATAGACAATTTGTATTCAGATCTATTGACGATGGCGTAACATGGCACCCAATTAGAGTGCATGCATTTCCTAATAAGCGTGAAATTCAACATGTTCAATTTAATTCTGTACACGTAGAATATAACAGCATTTACACAACTGATAGAGAAGCTTGTAAAATATTAATGACAATTCCTCCCTCAACTGATATGGCATCAATTTTTGTAAGAACTAAATGGGAGGCCTATTGGCTCATTACAGCCGAACAGGACCTCAATCAAAGTAACGATGATGCTGTTCGCGGTAAAAGCCATGTTCTATTAAATATACCGAATACTTTATCATTACCTTGGTTAGGAAACGTCGCAACAGATGAAGGAGGAAATGTACTTGCCAGTTTGAGAAGTACGTCTCATAGGCTAACCCCGTGGTTTGCAAACGCCAACAACAGAAATAGCTCATCTAATTCTGGTCTTTACGATTTAGACTATTTAGAACAATTATATATTGAGGGGCCTCACTATTATGTCAGTGACGTCCTTTATGAATATCTAGGTGCTATCTCAGACGGTAAAAGAGATGTTCTATTTGGAAAAATCACGACCGTGGATTACGACGAACAAAGTACAATGATAGTCATAGATACTGGTATAGTAACAATTTTAGCAACTAGAGGTAGACCAAGTGAACAAGATACACAATCGCCGGATGAACATTTGAGATATCCTGTCAAAACTTTAAGTGTAAAACTTGGAGAACGACGAGTTATACAAAATATCGTCACTACGTTTTCAGTAATGACAGCTATTCTAAAAGATTATTCTAATTCTGATTATGAATACGAAATAATATATTCATACGACGGACTAAAATGGGAAACGTTACAAAATATAAATAATTCATCTGAAGTTCCTATAATACAAACTGATACAAAGAGTGATATAATTTACTCATATAAGGATAATAATGAAAGTCATTATAAAATATTTAAAATAACACAAGTGGGCAAATATTCAGAAATAAATGTATTAAATAAGGTATTTACGAACATTAATGGAATAAATTATGCGGGTACAGAATGGTTAATAACAGGGACCGACTCCGACGATAATAATGTTATTGTAAAATCGTACGACATGGTTAAATGGAGAAAACTCAATATTAATAATTATCCTGTTATATCATCTATAGTTACAAAAGAAAAAAGACTATATGAGACGTTAGTTGAATTACCGGACAACGACGAAGTAACATATCCATATAAAACGGGTAATTTTAAAACTTATGAAGTTTGTCACTCAGATTGGCGTACTAACGCCCAAGGGTTAGGAGTTAGGGCTTACAATATACAAGATCTTAATTTTTCGTCAGGGTACAACCACTCGTTACATCCCTCCAAATCTATTAAAATAAACAGTCATGATGGAATCATTACTAATTATAGTACTACGTCTGCGAACGATATACTTGAACTAAAAGATGGAACAATTATATTATGCGGGGAAAATAAACCAGTAGAAAATATAGGAAATTACACAGGTGTACATGATAGAGATCAAAATATTAATTATGTTAATTTGGCTGAAGGGCCAGGCGCCGATGGTTTAACTTTTACAGAACCTATTACTATATACAAAAGCGGCCCATCAGAAGAGCGAGAAAAGCCTTGGGTCCCCCAAAATTTCTCCGACTATTTGGGCATCACAACGTTCGCAGATTCTTTCTATTCATTACACAATGTTCAATTTTTGGAAAATAACTGTCTAGCCATAGGCCAGTACAATTACAAATACATATCAGGTGAGTTCGAGTCGAATAGTACTGGGGGGTTGCTAGCTTTAAGACATATTCCCAATCCAGAAGATTTTACAGATGTAACTCCGGGTGGTTATTATTGGAAATTTATTTTCGGTACAGATGATCCAAAAATAATAAATAAACTAACAAATAGTTGGCCTATTACTCCTTTCGATAAAATTCATGATGTGTATACAAATAATTCGAGGGAAATTGTTGTAGTTGGAAAACCTAAAAATAATAATAGTCCAATTTATTATGAAAAACCGGACAATATCACATTTAAGACCTTTAGAAATGAATGGACTCAGATACCGATACATTATCACGGATTTTCTGAAGTTTTATCCGTCTGTTATACAGGATCAAGATGGGTGTTCGTTGGTATACCAAAGCCAAAATGGGTGAGCGTCGGGGGTCAGGAGATTTCGGAAGAAACCCTTGAGACGGCCGCGAGTTTTGGCTACACACCCTTACAATTGTTTGTAGACGAAAATGGGGGGAAAATATTAGCACATACAACAGACTTATCAGACCCAGATAAATGGAAAATTGTAGATTTTTCAGAGAATGATGAATTACCTTTTAATATTGAAAAACAAACGAACTACGGTACTGGCAAAACTACATATAATAAAAAAAAATTAAAAAAGGTTAATTCATGGAGAGGAAATCATGTAAGACCCGTTAATTATAAAGGAAAATCCGGTGTTATAATAAATGTTTCATTTTATGATCAAGAATTAACGCCCTCAAATGAGGATGCGCCACACCCCGCGCCATATAATATACTGCAAGAAAAGGTATATTTCATGTACGACGACGACGGCGAGATTAGTATAAAACAAAATTTTTCTTATCCAGAACCTAGATTAATGTATAGAGAAATTATCAACGACTCGTCATCGATATTTAAAACGAACGAACACGGTGGCGAACAATTTAGACCAACTTGGGAAACTTATATAAATAATGAGTTGCGCACTGTATTTACCACTGTATACCCAAGTGAATTCAATCAATTCCTCGTCGATTTGAATGAAGAAGATGATTTTGTTTTAAAAGTTTATAACAACCCTCTTACAGAAGACTCCTTTGCCGATCTGGGAAATAACCCACAGCGTAGATATAGAAAATTCATAACAACAAATACATCCAGTCTTAGCAATAGGATAGAAGGAAATTGTTACAAAATTGAACAAGTTAAAAATGAAAATTTTATATCGGGCGTAGATTCTGTGAGGTATCTTGCCGTAGGTAAAGGAATAGCATCACCAATAGTACAGTCGGACGACCTTATTAATTGGACAG